AATAACTACATTTAGATTATCACCTGTTCCAGCACCACCAGCATTTGTTGCAGCAATGATATCAGCCGTTCTAATATATGCATAAGTGTATCCTGTTCCTGCAGTTGTTACAGTTGCACTTGCAATAGCACCTGAACTAATTACTACAGAAGCAACACCACTTGCACCATCACCACGAATTGGGATAGCAGAAATAGTTGCGCCTGAACTAGTACTAAAACTTGACCCACCAGCAACAACTAAAATTGTGTCTAATGCACCATCAACGGCAGCCGCTGATACAGTAGAATCTGTTGAGCAATGAATAAAATCTGTTGACATAAAGTTAAGAGTTTCAGCAGATGTTAAAGAGTACATATACTTCCATCTATAACCATCAGATGTAGCAAAAATTGAGTTTGATGTTGATGTTGGTTCTACTGTTGAAGCAGTTGCACCATCATTTTCTATTACTTTGTAAACAGCATAAGAGCTGTTCATTACAACATAAGTTGAATCGAATAAGTTTGTTGCACCACTATTTGATGTGTTACCAGATCCTATGTTATGTTCATACATATCATAAGTTGTTCCTGTTGTCCAGTTTCTTCTTGGTATTACTCTTGATACATCAGATGAAGCAATTAGTTTTGCCCCTAACATATCGTCATAGTTGTAAAATTCTGATGTTACATCATCATTAGGTGTAGGCGGAGAAGCGTCTGTTCCCTCAGCTATTGTATTGCCTTGAGCGTCAACATCTGATGCCCAAGCATGGGCTCTTCCTATAAACAAATAATATGTTTCAGCAGCTGTTTCCGAGAAGGACTCAACGAACTGTTCAGCATTATTTATTCTAAATTTGTTTGTTATAATTGCTGCCATTTTAATTTCCCATTATTTTAGTATTTACTATTATTTATAAGACTTTCTTAAGCACTTTTCGTTACCTCGGTAGGAAATGCAAAATTAGTTTTATGATTTAAAGAACTATTAGTTCCCTCAATATCTGCTAGTGTCATACTTTCCCCATCCACACTTGTATTTAAGGTACCTGTGAAGCGTAGATTGTTCCAGTCTTGTATTGTTGTACTCCAAGAATCTGATTGTGGGTGTTGTAGTACACCTGATTCATTTTCTAGTCTTATCTCACCTGCACCCGAACCACCCTCTAAAGTGATTGAATTATTAGCTGCGAAAGCACTAAAAGCATATGTTTTTAAGTTTCTCATTCTAGGTCCTGCATATGCATATCCATTGCTTACACTTACATTTTTAACCTTGTAAGTATTTAAACTATAGAAACTGTTTCTATTTCTTTGCTCTAACTCTATTGTTGTTTCAGGAGAAAGATTTATGTCTTTTTCACCTGCTGTGTAATGTGAACTCGTGAAAGCAGTACTTACTTCAGGAGAATATCCAGCGTTTGCAGCTGCCCTCGTTCTTAAAGTTTTCCCATCTAACTGAACAGCATTACTCATAAACTTAAATCCAACACCTGTTCGTCTACCAAAGATAGTAGAGAATAGTGTATTTAATCTCATATAAATTGGACTATCAGAAGTACCAGAGAATAATCCAGAAGTTAATGTAGCGCCAACAGGTTGTCTTATTTTACCATCTAATTGTGTTTGAATATTAACCTCACCAGTTACATAGAACCCACTTGGGTGAACTGCTCGTTTTAAAGCATCTCGCCACTTGTTAATTGATTGAGCAACTTTTATAACATAAGAATAATCTTGATAATATAAACTATCTTGAATTTTTTTAGAACCTTCAGAAATATGTCCGTCTTGATTTATGTATTTTCCTGCTGTAGTAATATTAGCAGCAATCGTTGCTGTTCCTGTAAGAGGATCAGATTTTGCTATAACAGCAGTTGTATTGCCAGAGAATGTAATTGTATCTCCAATATCTAATGAACTTGTCGTTGCTGTGTATTTTAAAAGAGGTGCTGTAAAATCTATTACTGTTCCAGTTGCACCACTTATATTACTTGTAAATGTTTCATCTTCTGTAATAGCAGCTGAAACTGTTTTAAGAACAGCATAATGAGGAAATACTAAAGTCGGTGCTGATGTAAAATCAATACCATGTTCAACAATGTTCAATGATGTAGCTTTTCCTATTTCTTCTCCAAAAGGTATAATTGTTCCACTTGCACCATCAAAAGCAATGTCTGATAATACTCTACCACCATCTTCAAATAATATTCTACTATATGGCGATGATATATCACTTGTGCCACTTTCTAGTCCTATAAATCTATCGCCTGAGATTGTTGCTGTAGGTAAAGTTGTATAACCAGAACCACTTGCAATCATTCTTATTTCATTTATGTCTCCATTGCCTGTACTATTTTCTTGAACTATTTTAGTTCCATCAAAACTGTCTAAATTAGTAGTTTCTGATTCGAATACAACATGGTCATCATCTTCCATATTATAAGGAACATCTAGTTCTGATTCTTGATTAAGTATATAATGTCGTTGAGCAGTTTGATTACCTTCATCTTCCTCTGTTACTAAATGTCCTACTTCATTTTCTAATTCTATTTTAACTTCTCTATCAATCATTTGAGAAGCAGAATCTAAAAACTTATCAGTTGTTGATCCTGTTGTAGCTTCTTCAAATTCTAAATCTCCAGAACCTCCACCTGTAACTGTTCCGGTTTCTAATTCAACATGAATATCAACACTTCCTGTTTCTGGTGCAAATCCACCACCAACAATAGATACTTTTGCCTCAGCAGTACCTGAACTAAATGTTATTATATCACCTTCTTGATATCCTGTACCAGCAACATTTACAATAACTTCAGTAACACCTGCACCTGAGATATCTAAAACTTGTACTCGAGCGCCAGCGCCTGCACCACCTGTGAGAGTTGCCTCATCACCTACTGTTATTGTACTTCCGTCATTGGTTACTAATGCTGTTGCTAATGCTTGAGTTACAGTTATTTTAATTTCTATATCAGAATCAGCATAACTTGTTCCAGTTAATATTTCTCCTGTTACAAAAGTTCCTGATGTTGTTTCTTCATTAATTTCTACTTCTATAATTTCAACAGTACCTTCTCTAAATTTTGTAATATTTTCAACAACTGCTGAAGCAGCATTAATTGTAGCATCGGCAGGATTATTTGCTTGAGTAATTGTTTGCCCAACTAAAAATGCAGGATCAAAAGCTTGTTGTGATGTTGTTTGTTTACAACGAAGAAAGTTTTGAGTAGACCAATTACCAGCAGATACTCGTAACATATCTTCTGTTGGTTTGTAAACTTCTGAAGGCTCATTAAATAACATTTTGAAAAATGCTTTATGAGCTTTATCTGTACCTTTTGCTCTGTATAGAGATTTAATATTTTTAATTAATTTTCTTGTATCAACAGCAGCATCAGTATTTGTAGGAATTGTATTAAGAAACTCCTCTTTCATCTGTGATAAGAAATCACTTATCGTATGGTCAGGATCAGTATAGTTTAAAAGTTGTTGTAAGTTTTCTACAGGATTAGCACGATACTTAGCAACCTTTGCTGTTGCGCCTGATGTAGAACCAGTTACAATTTCTCCTGTAATCCAAGCATTGTTTGCTGAAATGAATAATCGTGAATTGGCTGTTATGTCATCCGTTAGAACGGTTGATGTAGCGCCAGATGTTGTTCCTGTAATTGTTTCATTTTTTTGAAACGAACCACCAAATGTATTTTCTTCATCAACAACCCTATCGCCTGCATCTAAACCATTTTTATTTGTTTGCTCAAGTAAGACATAACTATCAGTTGTTCCTTCAGTTTCTAAAAGTATTTGGTCTATGTCTGTAAATGTATCTAAATTTAATTCAGCAGATTCTAAAAATAAAAAATATGAAGAAAGAAACTCAGTAAACTTAGGATGGTCTGTTAATACAAATTCAGGTACCTGTTGCTTGACAAGTGTGGATATTTTTTTCTTATTTGTTTTCTTTTTATCTGCCATTGTTATTCCCTATTAAGAATAACTACTAGTAGTTACATAAGATGTTCCTGCTTGTGAACTACCACTTTCGATAGCATCTACATCACCAGTTACAGTTGAGTTACTAGTGTCAATTGTTAAAATTTGATTTCGTACAGGTACAATATCATTTGAACTTGGTTTTGCAAATACTCTTATTTGAGTACTAGCTGCACCATCAACATTTGATATACTTGTAATGTTAGCAGAAGTTAAAATTATTTGACCAGTTGTATAATTAACAGTACCATAAGTTAAACTTGTATAAACTCTTGCTGTACCACTTAAATAATATACTCGTAAAATACCAGCACCGTCATCATCTAAAAAATGTTCATTAGTTGTATCACCATTAATTTTAAATCCTGTTGAAGAAATAATACCACCAGCAGATGAGTTATGTCCAGAGTGTGGATTATAAAATGCATTGTTATATGAAAGAGTATATTTTAAAGCTGATTCTAAAGTTGGAGTAATATACTTGTACATCCTAACAGTTGTGATATTACTTAATATAGATGTGTCAGCATTATTAATATTTTCAGTAAGTTTTGAATGTCTAAACATACCAGCAAAATCATTTAATGTTCCTGAGTTATAAATTGAAATAGTATTTAATACATTTGTTTCAATTGTAGATACATCTTTTATTGTAGCACCAGAATCATATTTAAAATTTGTTGTCAATGTAATATAAGTTGTTTCTGGATCTATAATTACAGGCGTTACAGAAGCAATAGTATATTGTTTAAGACTTTGCACAATAGAATTTTTTGTTGTAACTGTTAAATTAGAACCTGATTTTGCTTTAATAGAAATATAAACTTTACCGTAATCAGGAGTTTCAGCATCTTCACCACCATAAACTTGAACAGCTTGAGCATTTGCATACAAACTTTTAACTAGAACTTTATAATCGTCAGCTGTTACAGCACGGTCTTGAGCTGTGTAATCTCTTGGTGCATTATATTTTATTGATGTAATACTTTCTTTATCAGTACCGCCGTTTGCACTATCGACCGTTGTTACAGTTGCACTTGTAAATCCGCCAATACTTCCAGATAAAGTAAATGTTGTTGCACCGTTAGGAGCATTTCTATTACAAGTAACATAATCCATAATAATAATATTACCATCAGCAACAGATTTTCCTAAAACACCATCACCAAAATAAACTTCAAATCTTCCACTTTCAATTTCTTGTAAAAAATAAACTTTAGATGTATTATCTAATCCAGTAATACCAGTTGCTAATGTATAAGTGCTTGTTGTAGAGTCTGAAGAAGATTCTTGAACTTTAATTCTCAAGGTTGTTGTATCAACACTATCATTTGGTATAATAAATCGTTGGTCGATATCAGATGAACTTACTGTATATTTGTAATTTAAATATGAACCTTCATAGATTGATAAATTACTAAACTTGAAAACACCATCAACAGGTGTAATGCTTACATCTTCTTTATTAACAAAGGCATATGATTGATTGTCAACTGATGTTGTAAATTGTGTACCTGCTGCCATTGTAAGTGAAGATCCTGTAGCACTATTAACAAGCACATCAATAACAGCTATTGAGGATGTAGAACTTGTAGGAGTATATCCTACTTGTTTTGCTAATGATACAACACTTGAGCGCAAGTCAGCACTATCAATAAACATTTCGTTTGCTAACATATTAGCATTGTATCCAAGATAGTGTGTATTGTATGCTAGTGTATCAAGAAGTACTGACATACCAGAACCTTCAAAATCGTAATCTGAAAATTCGTCTTGCTGTCTTAAAAATGTTTTTAGATTACTTTTGATACCATCAAAGTCTAATTCTGATATTTCTAATTTAGTTGCCATCTTATCTTAATCTCTCTAAAAAGGTTTCTACCGTTACTGGTTCTGGATAATTAACTACATAAAAAGATATTTGAGTAGCGTATCCATTTCTATCAAGCATTGGTTGTGTATTTACTTGAACTAATCTACACCTTGGTTCATAATTTTTAAGTAATAATTCTATCTGCTTAGATATAACATGAGTAATCTGTGGAGTAATGTTTTCAAATAACATCGCTCTCAAATTAGATCCTATTTCTGGATGAAAAGGTCTTTCATAATGATTTGTATTAATCAAATTTCGTACACTTCTTTTTACTGCTTCAGCATCCGTAAGTTTTTGAATGTCTTTCGTAGCAGTATTTTTTTGAAAGTCTAAATTTAAGTCCTTGTAAATCCTAGAACTTCTTTTACTTTCATTAGTTTGTGTAGCATCATATCTTGACATTGAGTAATCTCTCCTATGTAATATTTATACCGTTACCCTGCAAATACATTAGAAGAACCTGCAGCTACAGATGTACAAGCAGTTATCCCATCTCCTACTCTTCCACACCCTTTACTATTAACCTTAACAGTTGATGATCCAGATGATATTCCTTTTGCATGAACAGGACATGGCGCACCAGGTAATAGATGAGCAGTATTTACATCACCTTGTCTTGATACACCTATACCATTTGCAAATACATTTGATGACCCAGCAGCTCTTTTAGGAACACTACAATGAATTACATCAGCATCTCCAATTCTTGTTACAGCAGGCATCTATTTTAACTCCCTTTTCATTAACTCTTGTAATTTATCATTATAAGTTTCTATCTCCTTATGTTCCTCCTCA